AATGGAAGCGATGCCGCCATTGGCGAATTTAAAGCAAGCAGGATGGGTGCAATAAGATGAATTATGAATATTATTTTTCGATATGTGACAAAGTGGCAACACAAAGTAAATGTCTATCTAGAAAGATAGGTTCTATATTAGTAACTCCAGATAAAACTATTTTAGGAAGTGGATTCAATGGTCCTCCAAGGTCAACGCCGCATTGTGATAGTCAAGAACGATTAGAATGGTTAGTAGATAATCTAAAAGATATTAAGACAGGTGCTATTAGAGAATATTTAATTGAAAATGGATATGGTAAAATTTGTCCAAGAAGAATAGTTGGTTATCAAAGTGGAGACGGCCTTTGGGTTTGTCCTGCGGCACATTCTGAGAGAAACACATTGATAAATTCAGCGAGAGAAGGAGTGCGAACCAAAGGTTGTACGCTTGTGATGAATTGTCCATTGCCATGTGTTGAATGTAGCAAAGAAATCATCAATGCTGGAATTGTATGTATTGTATGTTTAGAAGGCCCTGATTATGATAAAGGAAGTAGGTGGCTTCTTGAAAAAGCCAATGTAAAAATAATTCAAATTAAAAGAGAGGAATAAACAAATGAATTTTACGCCCGAAGAAACCAAAGAATTGCAAGAAATGGTTGGTGTTTATCTTGAAATGGCCGAAGTTGTCAAACCAGTAGCAGAAGATATAATTAAAAGCATTTTGCAATATGGCCCCGTTATAAGAAAACTGTTTGATGCCATCATAGATTATCAAAATGAAAGAACCATTGCGACTATCAAACAATTTAAAGAAGCCGGTCTTGAACTTCACAACGATCAGATTCTTGCTTTGGTTCTTGGGAATAAAATGAATTTTGCTGATGTATTGAAAAACATCAATTTTCAAAAATAAAGGAGGAATAATGAACATTTCTAAGGGCAGCAAATGGTATAAGGTGTTCATGTGGTCTTTGGGCATTTGCGAATCGTTTACGGGAAAACATTTGTCATACAAATATCAAAATGGAACAAATCTTTGCCATATGATGCAAACCATATTTGTTTACATGCCGTTGATATTCCTGTCTCAATTGTTGGTGTTGGGCGCAGCATTTTCTGTTCTGATTTATGTACCGTTCAAATGGTTTGGCGCACTAACTTGGCTTGGTTTGATATTGGTAATAGCGGTTGGAATATTTTTGTTGGTCTCTTTTTTCGTAGGCGGAGACAAACTTAAAAACAAAATCGAAAGATGGTATGATGAAAAAGAACCGAGCCTTGTTTGGGAATGGATCAAAGCGAAGAAACATAAAATTTGTCCGTTGATAAAATGGGAGAGTGGTCATGAATAAATGGATAATGCCCCATTATGCTGTTATAATTGCCATCTTTGTAATCGCTTTTATCTTCATGATTCAATTTGCCGTTCATCAAGATTATAAAATCTATGAAGGTCCGTGTTCTTTCATTGAATGGTCAACAGACAGCGTTAGATTGAAAATGAAGGTTAAGTTTGACAACGGGAAAGAAGGGGAAACTTCTGACAAGAAAGCCTATCTGCTTTTGGAAAAAGGGAAGACCATGATCGGCGAATTGAAAATTTCTGGCGATGTCGATTTGAAAGATTAAAGGACAATGAATATGTCTATACAAAGAGGTTATCAACCAAAAGAAAAACTTGATTTGACAAATCCACCACAAGGTGATTCTGGTATCCTAAAAGAAGAAGTTGATTGGCAAAGAGTTTTCACAGAAACAGAAAAGAGGTCTCCCAAGTTCTTTCAAATGTTGGTCAAGGCGGCAGACATTCACAACAGAAAAAATCTGAACTATGCCGGTCAAGGGATAGACCCATTTGCCAATTTTAGGGAAGCAGAAAAATATGCTTGTCCATCTTGTGGTGAAAAAATTCCAGCGTGGCTTGGAGTAGCAATTAGGATAAGCGACAAGACCAGTAGAATCAACAACTTGCTTGGTGGTATTCCAGACATGGTTGGGGAAAGCCTTCTTGACACCTACACAGATTTAGGGGTTTATTCCAAAATTTTCTGCATTCTTTACGAAGAATGGGAAGAGAAAAAGAAGAAAAAACTCTAAAAAACTTCTTGACAACCTGATTCCAGACTATATAATAGAGGCAAAAATCTTGAAGGAGGAACCCGAAAATGAAAACTTTATTCTTGACTTTGCTTCTATGTCTGCTTGCAAGTCCCGCATGGCCCAAAGACCACAACAATTATGTAATCAGAGACAAAAATTATGTCACTCAAGGGTATGTCAAAGATGGCAAAATCTATGACCGTGATTATCGAATCCAAGGTTATGTAAGTCCTAATGGAACTGTCAGAGACAGGAATTACAAAACAGAAGGATATATTGAAAGGAACGGAAGTGGCAATCGCAAAGGACGAAACAAATGAGAATTTCTGGTTATATCATTATCATAGGTTTTGTTCTTGTAGTATGTGGTTGGATTTGGTTGGCGAATGATGTCGTGTTTAAAAAACCACAAGGATTGAGTCCAAACCAACAATTGATGCTTGACAATGAACTTTCAATCAGAAAAAAGATTTATGGAGATAGGAGGTAATTAAGTTATGATTAATTTTTATATGAGGTTGGCCTATGTTAGACGACCTGAGTGAGATGGACACTAAAGCTGACGGCCTTTCTTTGGCTGATTTTAACAATAATCCTTTGCCTGATGATAACCTCCAGCCAACCTTCAAAAGAAATGACTATGTTGTCAACTCGGAAGCACCAAAAACAGGAACATTCGATCATCGTGATTAAGGCTTTGATTTGCGCCTATGCGATCAAACATAAAGTCAAACCTGAAGTATTGATGGCCTTGGCTCATATAGAGTCCCGCAAAGGCAAGAAAGAATTTCGCGTGGGATTAACTGGAAGATATTATTTGCCGATGGGGATACACAAAGGATGCAAAACTGAAAACGACAAATCAACCTTAAGCGGCAATATTGAAATTGGGGCGAAAACATTGTATAGACTTATCCATAAGAGAGGAAGTCTGAAAAGAGCGCTTCAAAAATACAATGCTAGTTTCAATTCCAGCTATTGGAACGAAGTGAAGAGAGCCAACAAGAAGTATGAATATGAACTTAAACATGGATTTTCAATCCAATAACAAAGGAGTAACATTGCGATTATAACCGCTCATGTTCTTTTAATCTTGGTGGCACTGATTCAATTTGCCTTTGCTGCAATTGGTTGGCCTGTAACAAGAATGAATTGGATATGGGTAGCATCAGGTTTGGCAACTCTTATGGTTGCTCTGTCGGTACATTAGATTTTATTGTTCTTCAATATGTAAAGAAGAATGGACTCGTAGTTCAGAGGAAGAACACCGTCCTCATAAGACGGTAGCCGGTGGCTCGAACCCACCCGAGTCCACCAATTTCTTGAATTTTATGTCTTATGAAGGAGGATTTAAGAAACACAAAGGAGATTTCCATGATCGGCGAAAGACTATTCATGGCGAACAAAATTGCAGAAAAAGTTTGGTGGAAATATCATGGATATGATTATCAGCGTTGGGAATATGGCGACCCTTGGTTTTGTAATCACATAGTTGACACTTTTACATTTCCACCAGTTGGAATATACAGAAAAACCAAAGTGTTTTGTAGCAATCCTTATTGTTGTGGCAATCCGAGAAGAAGAAAGAAAGGTAAAGATAGATTGACTTTACAAGAAAGGAGAATTGGATGGAATTAGAAGAAAATAATTGTTTAATTTCTAAACATAGGTTAAGTCCAATTGCCTACCACTATATAAACAAAAACACTATGATGCCAATTGTAGTTTGTTATGATTGCAATAGTTTGCTGCCGCATGAAGATATAATAATTTCTGGAATCATAAAAACAAATTTGAAGTAAAAGGATGATAAAATTAAAACAAAGGAGATGAAATGCTTAATCCAGTCTTTATAAAAGCAACAGATTTAAATGATGTATGGCACCAGGTAATTTTTACATTACTTGATCAAGGGAGAAAATTTAAAATTGACAAGGGAAGTTGTGTCGGTGAAGAAAGGTTGGAACTAGACTTTGTTACTATTCAGATAACTCATCCTAATGCCAGACCCCTGGAACCTCAAATACCAGACCACTTAGGAATCCCAAATCCTATTCCCCCTGGATATGTTCTTGGAGATCATCCAGATTTTAATGGTAAGCCCTATATAGAATATTTGATGTCTGGTGGCAAAGAACCGGGAGAAGATTACTGCTATTCTAAAGATACAGAGATTTTGACTGAGAATGGATGGAAACTATTTTCAGAAATTCTTGATGATGAAAAAGTAGCTACCCTTAATCCAGATACCGATGAAATAGAATATATTCTACCCATTAAAAATCATAAATTCCATTACACTGGAAATATGATAAAAATAAAAAATAAACAAATATCTCTGATGGTTACTGAAAATCACAAGCACTATTTTTCAAATGAAAAAGCACAAATATTTAACTTATCCAATATCAATACAGCTTTTGGAAAAAGAATAAGACATAAAAAGAATGGTATATGGAATGGTAAAGAATTAGATACATTTACTATACCAACTGCGGAATATAATAATCCCAGATATAATAATTACCAACATAATACCACATTTAAAATGGATGACTGGTTGAGATTTTTTGGTATTTGGTTGGCAGATGGGTCGTTAAGAAGATATAAAAATAGATTTTCATATGTTGTAACCATTACTAAAAGTAAGATAAAAGAAAGAAAGTTTATTTACAATGAGATTGTAAAACCACTATTCCCAAATGCTCTTATGGGTGAAAATGATAAAAATATTATTATTTCCAATAAAAGTCTCTATGAATATTTGGATATATTTGGGAAGTCTGGAGATAAATATATTCCCAGAGAATTGTTAAATCTATCAAGCAGACAATTGAGAATTTTATTTTCCCATATGTATTTTTGTGATGGAAATAATACAGGATTCACATTTGAAAAAGAACTGCTGATTCCATATTTCACCAGATATAGTACTAAATCTAAAGAATTGGCAGACAATATCCAAGAGATGTGCCTTAAAATTGGACTTTCGGCAAATATAGGCCATGATGGAGTTTATAGAGTTATAATAAACAGAGACACAAAAGGTAGCATGTCCTATATAATGCCATGTACATCAAAAGAGGATATAAGTTATAAGCAGTACAATGATTTGGCTTATTGTGTAATTTTACCAAAAAATCACATTCTTTATGTACGGAGAGAGGGTTCCCCAGTTTGGAGTGGGAATACCTATGGGGAAAGATTGTGTGAAGCTGCTATTTCAGGGATAGGATATTCTGATTATAGTTTTAATCAAATTGAAAAAATTATAGATATTTATAAGACTAGCGGTTATAGAAATAATCAAACAGTTCTTCAGATTGCTGAACCTGGGGATTTGCTTTTAACTGATCCACCTTGCCTTAGACACATACAAGTTAGGATACAAGATGATAAACTACATTTTTTCGTCTACTTCAGGTCGTGGGACGCTTGGGCAGGGCTGCCTGCAAATTTAGCAGGTATTCAAATTCTTAAAGAATACATGGGTGGGGAAATTGGTGTTGGTGATGGGGAAATTATAGCTGTTTCTGGAGGACTCCATATTTATGGTTACGTAGAAGAAATTGCAAAGTTGCGAAGAGGCTTATAATGAGAAAAAACATAACCATTAAAGACGTAATCGAGAGGATAAAAAATGACTATAAAACAGATTGATCCAGTTGTTATTGAGAAACTGAAAACTTATCTAGATTATGATGGTTGCGCTTTCTTCCTTATGTGCAAGGAAGAATATAGAACCATATCACCGACTTGGATTGTAAGCAAAGGCAAAAATAAAATTCCTCATCCGGTTCATCTGCGAGAAGGAATGGACGTGAGAAATTTCATACGCGGCCTCGGTCTTTTGAACAACTGGACAGATAAAGATTTCGACAAAGGTTGGATAAAAGCTATTGAAATAATCTTGGAAGACATGGATAAAGAACCGATACCAGAAAACTTGATGCCAAAAGAAAAAATACAAAAAACTTTGCCAAAGATAATTAAAATTGAAGAAAAGGAGGATTAGATGTCCAATTCGACTCAAAGTGGTGGTATAGGCTTTTGCGGTCTTTTGACTATTTTATTTATTGGTCTTAAACTAACCAATTACATTTCATGGTCATGGCTCTGGGTCTTGTCACCTCTTTGGATACCATTGGCGATTGTTCTTCTTGTTTTTGTCATAATTTTTGGAAGAGAATTATAGAATGGTAAAAGAAGAAGATATATGCAAATAACATTGAAAGGTAGACGATGCAGGAAAACACACAATATGGTTAAGAAGGTCATGTCAACCGAAAAAGCCATCATGATAGTGTTTTCCAAGAAAGAAAAAGACAGAATTATAGAATTGTACAAAAGCGAATATCCGAATATCGCAAAGAAGGTTCTGTTTCTTTACGAATCAGAAACAAAACATGGAATGTACCCGCATGGTTGGGATTTATATGTGGATAATGCCGATTTGATTCTGCAAAGATTCTTGGGTGGCAATATCAAAGGAATAACTATGACGAAAGAACCTTATGTTATTGAAGATTTGTCTCACACGATAAAAATTGAAGACGGGATGGACGATTAAACTCTTAATTTAAGGAGGATTCCTTATGTCTTTCCAATGTGAACGTTGCGGCAAAACTACTGATAAAATCAGTTACATGATTGTCAAAGAAGTGCCAAAAGAAGTTAAAGGTCTGTGTTCATATTGTAAAGATGATATAAAGAAGAAAACAAATTGATTGAACCACATTTCAACAAATTGTCAAACGCCGAGTTGGAACGCCTTGCCTTGCTTGCGGAAGAATGTGGAGAAGTAATCCAGATAGTGAACAAGACGATAAGACATGGTTATGAAAATTCCCATGAAAAATACGACAACAAAACTTCAAGAGCAATGTTGGAACAAGAAATTGCCGATTTGTGGATAGTAATAGATTTGATGATTAATGAAAAAGATATAGATACTGGGCAATTGGCAGAATGTTATGCTTTCAAAAGGAATAAAATCAATAAAAGTCTAAGATACAACAAGGTTTAAACATGGCTAAAGAAAAAGATTTATTGACTTCTGCAATCCATCTTGCTTGTGCCATTCACATGAGACAAAAAGACAAAAGCGGTAAGTCTTATATTTTGCATCCTCTTCATGTAATGCATCAATTTGAAGATACAAATGACAAAATAATCGCAGTGTTGCATGATGTTATTGAAGATTCTAAAATATATCCTACTCAACTAGAACATATCTTGGAACTTCCAAAAGATTTGATTGAAGACATTGAAATATTAACACATAAAAAATATGAAACATATGAAGATTATATTAAACGAGTTGGCAAAAAAGACAGAACTTGTCGTATTAAAATAGCAGATTTAGAACATAATATGGATAGTAGTAGACTAAAACAACCTTTGTCTATGAAGGATGAAGAACGCTTGGAAAAATACAAGAAAGCATATTCATATCTTAAGGAATGCCAAAATAATGCTGATAAATAAAGAATGGGTAGATAAGGTTTGTCCTGAACACGGCAGGACTTCTTGCAGTGATGAAGAAATATACAACGGTTTTAGCGGATGGAATGGAAAATATGATGTTGATACCGGTGCTAAAATAATTAAATATCCTAGATGCAACAGTGTTATTTGCTTGACAATATTG